AGGAAATATTAGAGCTCATGAAAAAGGATTCATTTTATTATAATTATTTAAGTAAAATAGTACTTAGTTCTTCATCAGTTAAATTACTTTTAGATAGTCCAAAAAAATATAAATATGTTACAGAATATGGTTCACAAGAATCGAATGCATTAGATGCAGGATGGTTGTTTCATACTTGTATATTAGAGCCAGATGTATTTGAAAAACAAATTTTTATAGATGTTCAAAGTAAAAACACAAAGGCATATAAGTTAGCTAAAGAAGAACATGGTAGAGTATTTACTATGAAACAAAAAAGCGAAGCAGAAAGATTAGCAGATGCTTTTTTTAGGAATGAACATGCACTACAATTAATAACTAATTGTGAGTTTGAAGTTCCAGCAATAGGCTATATAACAGCAAGAAGTGGAAATAAATATCCATTTAGAGGTAAAGCAGATGTATTAGATAGTTATCGATTGGTGGATTTAAAAACAACAAGTGATTTAAAAGCATTTCCATATTCAGCTCGTAAATTTTCTTATATGTGTCAAGTATATATATATACTGAGTTATTTAATAAATCATTTGAAAGTTTTAAGTTTGTAGCTATAGATAAAGGAAGTTTAGATATTGGTATTTATGATGTGTCAGAAGAATTTTATAATTTAGGTAAAGAAAGAGTATTAGATGCTTTAGATATATATGAAACATTTTTTATTAATGCAGCAGATTTGGATAGTTATTGTATAAAAGGAACATTATGAGAGAGGCAAATAAAATAGCAAAACATTTAATAGATATATCAGGTGTTAATGTATTTGAAAATTCTAGGAAAAGAAAGTATGTAGAGGTGAGGTCATTACTTACGTTTATATTAAGAACACATTTTGAAATGAAATTTTATGAAATAAGAGATTTTTATAAATCAAATGGAAAAAGTTACGACCATGCTACAGCTATATATAGTTATAAAGCCTTTGAAATAAATAGAAGATATAATCCATTATTAGATAAATATATTGATTTACTTTTAATAAAAATAAAAGATAAAGCCAAACTTAGAAAAGCTTTGGTAAATCATATTATAGACCATATACAAGAACAAGATTTAAAAAAAATATTAAAAATAGTAGATAAATTAGATTTAAAAGAATTAGCATATCAAAAAAATTAACAATGAAAACAAAAGTAAAAACACCAAATTATTATAATGGATTAAATGATTATACAGCTAAGCAAGTAGTAGATAATTTTGAGTTAAATTATCATTTAGGAACAGCAGTAACGTATATATTAAGAGCATATAAAAAACATAAAACACCAAACCAAGATTTACAAAAAGCAATAGACCATTTAACCTTTGAGATTGAAAAATTAGAAAGAAATGACCAATGGCGCATAGACCAATATAATCGTAATAGACATCCATCAGACCATATAATAGCAGGAACAGAATGAAGCCAAAGAAATATACAATCATCCAAAGAATTAAAAGATTAGAAAATATTGTAAGTCAAATTTATATGAGTGTTGAGGTAATTAAGAAACAATTAGACAAAGAAAATATAAAAGATTAACGTTATATAAATATGAAACCAGTTAAAATAAAAATAAATAAAATTAAATCTAATCCTAATAATCCAAGATTAATTAAAAATAAAAAATTTGAAAGATTGGTAAAAAGCATAGAAGAATTTCCTGAAATGTTAAAGTTACGACCAATAGTAGTAGATGAAAATAATATTATATTAGGTGGTAATATGAGATATAAAGCATGTATAGAAGCTGGTTTAAAAGAGATTTATTGTATACAAGCAGATGAGTTAACAGAACATCAGAAACAAGAATTTATTATTAAAGATAATTCTAATTTTGGTGAATGGGATTGGGATATGTTAGCAAATATATATAATAATAATGAGTTAATAGAATGGGGTTTAGATGTACCTAAATTACAATTAGATGATGATATAGAAGATTTATCTAATAAAATAAAAGATTCATATAGAGTAGAAGTAGAATGCGAAAATGAAGAGGAACAAGAAAAATTATATAACAAATTAACTAATGATGGATATATATGCCGAGTTTTGACATTATAAAGAAAAGTAGTCCTGAATTAACATTTAGAGTAAGTTCAGTTATTGGTAAATTTGATTTACAAAATAAAGAAATAGTTGAACATTTTAAAGGAGATATACAATTACCAGAACAATGGTCCATAGGTTTAATAGTTGGTAAAAGTGGAACAGGTAAGACAACTATAGCTAAACAATTATTTGAAAATTCATATATAACGAATTATAAATATACTAATAAATCTATATTAGATGATATGCCAAAAGATGCAAGTATATCTGAAATAACTAAAACATTTAATTCAGTTGGTTTTAGTAGTCCTCCTAGCTGGTTAAAACCTTATGAGGTATTATCTAATGGAGAAAAAATGAGGGTTGATTTAGCAAAGGCTATATTGTCTGATAAAAATTTAATTGTATTTGATGAATTTACCAGTGTAGTAGATAGAAATGTTGCTCAAATAGGTAGTTTTGCCATGCAAAAGGCAATAAGAAAAAGCAATAAGCAATTTATAGCAGTAACATGTCATTATGATGTAGAAGATTGGCTATTACCTGATTGGATTTTTAATACTGATACAATGACTTTTCAATTAAATGAGAAGCAAAAAAAAAATAGACCAGATATTAGATTTAAAATCTACGAAGCAAAAAATAAATCACTTTGGAAAATGTTTGCTAAATACCATTATTTAGACCATAAACACAATAATGCAGCTCATTGTTATATAGCAACTATAAATGATAAAATAGCAGGATGGATTAGTATATTTCATCAACCACATCCAAGAGCAACCAATTTAAAAAAAGTGCATAGATTAGTTATATTACCGGATTATCAAGGTGCAGGATTTGGAATAAAATTTTTAAATCAAATAGGAAGATTTTATAAACCTAAATATCGTTATACAATAACTACATCAGCACCAAGTTTAATATATGCTTTAAAAAAATCTAATGAATGGATATGTAAAAGATATGGTAGAAATAAATCGCAACCAGATAATACTGAAAGAGGAGTGGGTGCTATAAGTTCCAGTCATAGGGTAACAGCAAGTTTTGAAATGAAATAATTATGGACAAAAGTAGACATATAAAAAAAGAAGTAATGTTAAAAGCTTTAGAGCAAAGTTTAGGTGTTGTAACAACGGCATGTCGTAAAGCAGATATACCAAGAAGCACCTTTTATAAATGGTTAAATGATGATGATGAATTTGCTAATAAAGTAAAAGATATAGAAAATATAGCATTAGATTTTGCAGAAAGTCAATTACATCAACAAATAGGAAATGGTGTGCCAAGTTCAACCATGTTTTATTTAAAGACTAAAGGCAAGAAACGAGGTTATGTAGAAAGACAAGAGATTACAGGTGCAGATGGTATGCCAAATAATTTTCAAATAGAAATAATTGATAAAACCGAAGATACAGACTAATAAGGTATATAAACACCTTATAAGAAGCAATAAAAAAATAATTATAGAACAAGGTGGAACTCGTTCAGGAAAAACATATAATATACTTTTATGGATAATATTTGAATATTGCACTAAAAATAATAACAAAACAGTTACTATATGTAGGAAAACCTTTCCAAGTTTAAGAGCCTCAGTGATGAGGGATTTCTTGAATATATTAAAGCAATATAGAATATATAGGGAAGAACTTCATAATAAATCTAATTCAGAATATAAATTATTTAACAACTTAGTAGAATTTATTAGTCTAGACCAACCACAAAAGGTAAGAGGTCGTAAAAGAGATATACTTTTCATCAATGAAGCTAATGAATTATATTTCGAGGATTGGCAACAGCTTATATTCAGAACAAATGGTAGAATAATATTAGATTATAATCCAAGTGATGAATACCATTGGATATATGATAAGGTTATACCTAGAGAAGATTCAGACTTTTACAGAACCACTTATTTAGATAATCCATTTCTTGAACAAACTATAAAACAAGAAATAGAAATGTTGAAAGAAACAGATGAACAATATTGGCAGATATATGGATTAGGATTAAAAGGGATAAGCAAAGCAACTATATTTAAATATTATGAATGTAATATAATACCTGAAGATGCTAAATTTATAGCATACGGAGCAGATGCAGGATATTCTAACGACCCATCAACTTTAGTAAGTGTATATCAAAAAGAACATAATCTATATATAAAAGAACATTTATATCAAACTATGATGACAACACACGATATACACAATAAATTCAAAGAAATAGGAATAACTAAACAACAAATATATTTAGATAGTGCAGAACCAAGATTAATAGATGAGCTAAGAAGAATGGGTTGGAATATAAGACCTAGTTTAAAAGGAAAAGACAGTATAAATGCTGGTATAGATTTATTAAAAAGATATAAATTGAATATCACCTCATCAAGTAGTAATGCTATACAAGAATTTAGAAATTACAAATGGAAAGAAGATAAAACAGGCAAATTAACCAATATACCTGAAGATAAAAACAATCATATAATTGATGCTATCAGATATGCAACTTATAGTATATTAAGTAGACCAAACTTTGGTAGATATGTTATACAATAACTTACTAAAACTTTAATTTTTTACGTTATATAAATATGAAGTTAGAAATATTAGTACCTGATTCTTTAAGTGATATAACTCTCGGACAATATCAAAAGTATATTAAAATCCAAGAAAATAATAAAGATGAAAATTTTTTAGCTATAAAAATGATAGAAATATTTTGTGGTCTAAGAGGTGATTTAATTATGAAGATGAAAGCCAGTAGTATAAAAGATATTACTATGATATTAACTGATATGTTCAATGAAAAGCCAGAACTTGTAAAACATTTTAAAATTAATGGTAAAACATATGGTTTTATTCCACAATTGGAAGATATGTCATTCGGAGAGTATATAGATTTAGATACATATATCGGAGATTTTGAAAATATACACAGAGCTATGAATGTTTTATATAGACCAATTAAACAAAAATATAAAGATAAATATACTATAGAAGATTATTCAGGAGAAGAACCTGAAAAAATGAAAGATATGCCCATGGATGCTGTATTAAGTTCTATACTTTTTTTTTATCATTTAGGGATGGACTTGTCAATAGCTATGATGAGTTATTTGCACAACAAGGAAACCAACTTGGCGCAGTATCTAACTTCGGTAGAAAGTGGGGATGGTATCAATCACTTTTCGCACTCGCTCAATCAGATATTAGAAGATTTGAAGATATCGAGAAATTAAATATACATACTTGTCTTTATGCTTTGAGTTTTATGAAAGATAAAGCAGAGGTAGAAGCCAAACAAATAAAAAATAAATTCAATAAATGAGTAATCAAGGAGTAAGAGGTTATTATCAAATAACAGAAACCATTAAAACCAACTTATTAGCAGATGAACATGTTAATACAGTAACTACAGGAGATATATTTGATATTGATTTATCTAAACAAACTATCTTTCCTTTGGCTCATATTATAGTTAATTCTGTTTCTATACAAGAACAAGTTTTAAGTTTTAATATAACAATTATGGCAATGGATATGGTTGACCAAAGTAAAGATGAAGTAACAGATATATTTAGAGGAAATAATAATGAACATGATATATTAAACACGCAATTAGCCGTAGTCAATAGATTAGTTGGATTATTAAGTAAAGGAGATTTATATAGAAATAAATATCAATTAGATGGAGATGCAGATTGTGAATTCTTTTTCGAAAGGTTTGAAAATAAATTAGCAGGTGTAGCATGTACCTTTTCAGTTTTAATACAAAATGATATAAATCTATGCAATTAAAAGAAGTAGAAAAAATATTAAATAAGTTTGCTAAATATGTAGTTAAACAAACTAGAACTAATCTGACTAAAAATAAAAAAAATGCTAGTAAACAATTATATGATAGTATAAATTATAGAGTAAATAGGTATAAAGATAGTATTGATTTATTATTTAGCATGGAAGAATATGGTTTTTTCCAAGACTTAGGAGTAAGTGGTGTAAAAAAGAAATATAATACTCCATATAGTTATACAAGTAAGATGCCACCTCCTAAATCATTAGATAAATGGATAGTAAAAAAGGGATTAAAAGGTACTAGAGATGAACAAGGAAAATTTATACCTAGAAAGTCTTTACAATATTTAATAGCAAGAAGTATATTTATGAATGGTATCAAACCCAGTTATTTTTTTACTAAACCGTTTCAAAGTGCATTTAAATATATACCAAATGAATTAAAAGAAGCTTTCATATTTGATATAGAGCAAGATGAAAAGTTTTTTCCAGAAAATATGAATAAAAATTAGTTATGGCAAACATATTTTTAAGAAGTCCGTATTTTGTTACAGTAACTACAGTAGGTCATTTGTCTGCACAATTAGCTTTGACAATAGATGGTACATTACGTTATACCATACTTAAAAATGCTACATCAAATAGAACAGTATTTGAAATAGCAACCTTAGCTAAAGATTACTACGATGCTGATTATGGTGGAGCTACAGGCTCTACTTTTGATACAGTAGCTATATCTTATGTAATAACAACCTTTACAGCAGTAGATGGTGGAGGTACAGGCACAGCTCAAAGTGCAGTAACACACACAGGCTTTTATGGATATTCAGAATTTTGGGATGGTGTAAACCAAGAAATCGACCCTGATGATTTTGAATTAACAAACACAGGAGATAGCATACAATTATATTTACCTGACAATACAGCAGGGTTTGCTTGGGATATGAACTCAGGCACTAAAGACAAAACTGCTATTAGTACAACAGATACAATAGTAACATCAGCAAGTGGTAATTATCGTTGGGTTATAAATAGAATATGTAGTGCTAAATATAGTCCAATACAGATGAGGTTCGTTAATAAAAATGGCGCACCACAAGACCATTACTTCTTTTTGAAAAATGTAGAAAACATAAATACTAAAAGCGAAACATTTAAAAGAAATATATTTACTTATTCCTCATCTAACTACGACACTAAAGACCATCAATTGCAAACCTTTAACAAAACAGGTAAGAAACGCTTTACACTAAACACTAACTATATGATAGAGGCTTACAATGCAGTAATGGAAGATATACTGCTAAGTGAGTATGTGTGGATATACTTTAGTTCGCAATGGCATCCTGTTGTTGTAGTAACAAGCTCTTTAACTAAAAAGACATCAGTAAACGACAAGCTTATACAATATACCTTAGAGGTAGAGGATGCTAACGACATCATCAATAACATAGTATAATGAAACGTGAGTTACAATTATACATACAAGATACAAGAGTAGACTTATTTAAAGACGAAACAGTAAGTCTAACGGATTCTATACAAAACGTTAGGGATATATCTAAAGTATTTACAAGTTTTACAAAGACTTTCACATTACCTGCTTCTTCCACAAACAATAAGTTATTTCAACATTATTATAACTTTGATATTGTCAGTAATGAATCAATTAATCAAAGTCGGTTTGATGCTCGTAAAAAAGTAACAGCAAGAATCGAAATAAACCACGCACCTTACAAATCAGGTAAAATAAAATTAGAGGGTGTAGACTTAAAAAACAATCAACCTTATGCATATAAAATAACATTCTTTGGAGACATAGTAGAAATAAAAGATGCTTTAGGAGACAAAAAACTTGCTGACTTAGATTTTTCTGCATATGATTTAACCTATGATGCCTCAACAGTAGAAACAAAACTAACAAACATTCAAAGTTCTACAAATCATATTATAGCACCACTCATAACTCATACACAAAGATTATTTTATAATAGTTCTACATCAGCAGAAACTGCAGATGATGGAAATCTTAAATATTTTTCAGGTGGTGGTTCACACAATCACGGAGTAAAGTGGAATCAATTAAAATATGCTATACGAGTAAACAAAATAATAGAAGCAATAGAAGCCTTAACAGAATTTGATTTTACTTTCAGCACAGACTTTTTTAAAAACACATCTAAGCCTGAGTTTGACCATTTGTTTTTATGGCTTCACAGAAAGAAAGGAGCAGTAGAACAATTAACAGATAGTCCTGAAACTAAAATAACAGGTTTTGGAGATACAACAGGTGGTGCAGACCCAGTCGGAGATTATAACTTTAGAAGTAGTATTAATGATTTTTTAGTTACTGTAGGTTCGGATTTTGTTACAATAAGAGAGCCTGATGTAGAGAGAATGGATAGATTTAAATTAGAAATAGATGTAGCAACAGGCGAGACAGACCCTTATTCACTAAGAGTAACAAAAGATGGTAGTTTATTTTATCAAAAAAACAATATAACAGGAGACTTTATTGTTGAAGATGATAGTTTAGATGAAGCATCAGGTAGTGAAGACGATGATTGGAATTATGAAGCAGGAACATATGAAGTCTTTATAACACCTGATAATGCAGGAACAGTTATTTCTATAGACAGAGTAACTTGGGGTATAAGAACAAATAGAGGTACTGACGATGATTTATTTTTTAGAACACCTGCAATTGGTATAGGAGAAACATTTACTTTTTATGTAGATAGACAAATGCCTGATATGAAGATTATTGATTTTCTTGCAGGTTTATTTCAACTATTTAATCTAACAGCGTTTTTAGATAATAACGTAATAAAAGTACAGCCTTTAGATGATTTTTATGCAGGTGGCAGTTCTTACGATATAACAGAATATCTTGATATAAACACCTCACAAGTTAATGTAGCACTACCTTATAGAGAATTAGTTTTTAAGTTCAAAGACACTAAAACATTTATAGCAAATAGGTATGGTAAAATCAATGGTCAAGAATGGTCTGAAATAAAATACAAAGCAGGGGAAACACAACTTGCAGGAGAAATATATAAAGTTGAATTACCATTTGGTCATATGCAATTTGAAAGGTTAAATGATGTTACAGGTGGCACATTGAAAGATATACAATGGGGATATTATGTGGATAGTAACCAAGAGCCGTATATAGGAAGTCCGATGTTATTTTATCCTATAAACATCAATACAGGAGGTATATCTTTTGTAGATACTTTAGATGTTAATGGGGTGGCTTCAAGTCATAAAGAATTAACTAATGTAAATTTACCATTTAATAGTGTTGATGAAAACCCTACAGTAAACTTACATCAATTAAATTTTAATCTTGAATTTAGTGAATGGACTCGGACTACTGAATTTACTAAAAGTTTATTTCAAGAATATTACTCTGCTTATATTTCACAAGTATTTGATAGTAAGAATCGACTAACAAAAATTAAAGCAAGACTACCATTAGAAATATTACTTAATTATTCATTGGCAGATAAATTTGTAATAAACGGAACTGATTATAGAATTAACAGTATCACAACAAACCTAACAACAGGCGAAGCAGATATAGAACTATTAAACGTATTATGATAAAAAACATATTAGAATTGTTACCATTAGTAGATAATGGAACAGAAGTAATTAAAATAGCAAAAGGTAAATACAAATTACCAGAGACATTAAAAGAGGGATATAAACAATTGAAAAAAGAAATAAAATGGCAAAGAAAGTCTATATAGATTTCGAATTAAGGTATAAAGAAGCTGTAAAGAACTTGGATGAAATGCAAAAAGAATATACCAAGTTAGAAAACAGCGTCGAAAAATATGAAAAACAAACAAAAAAAGCAGAAGAAACTTCTAATGAATTAGGAGGAACTTTAGATAAGGTTACAGGTGGAGCAGTTACTAAATTTAAAGGATTAAAAACTGGTCTTGGAGGAGTAACAAAAAGTTTTAAAACACTTAGGGGTGCAATAATAGCAACAGGTATTGGTGCATTAATAGTTGCTATTGGTTCTTTAACCGCCATGTTTAGCCGTTCAGAGGAGGGTCAAAATAAATTTGCTAAAATACTTACACAATTAGGAGTTATTGCAGGTAATGTCATGGATATATTTTCTGATTTAGGAAAAGTGGTATTTAATGTGTTTACTGGAAATTTTAAAGGTGCAAAAGAAGCAATAAATGATGTTACAGAGGGTATAAAAAACTTTGGAGAAGAAACTCGTAGAGAAATAAAAGTAGCAGGAGAACTAGCAGATAAAAGAGCTAAAGCCGATAAGGTTGAAAGAAAATTATTAGTTGAAAGAGCAGAAGCAACAAGAAAATTCAATGAATTAAGGGAAAAAGCAGCAGATAAAGAAAATGTTTCTATAGAAGATAGAATAGCAGCATTAAAAGAAGCAGGAAGAATAGAAGATGAAATAACTAAAAAAGAAATAGAAGCTGCTAGATTAAGATTTGAAGCAAAGAAACAAGAAAATGCTTTAGCGGAATCTACTAAAGAAGATTTAGATGAACAAGCACAGTTAGAAGCTAGATTAATTGAACTTGAAGCATCCAGATTAAAAAAGCAAAAAACACTTACTGCTGAAATTACTACTAATTTACGTGAAGCTAAAGCTGAAAGAAAAGCAGAACAAGCAGAAAAAGATGCTGAAGATAAATTAGCCGAAGATAAAGAAAAAGCAAGATTGGATTCAATACAAAAAATTAGAGATGATTTTAAGAAAAAAACAGAAGATGAAGCTGCACAAACTGAAGTACAAAAATTAGAATTAGAAAAAGAACGTAAACTCACAGAATTAAAAGAATTAGAAGCAACAGAAGACCAAAAAGCAGAAATAATTGCTTTTTATAGAAAAAAAATTGATGATGCAACTGATAAAGCAAATGATGAACAAGATAAAAAAGAAGAATTATTAGCAAAGCAAAAAGAAGCAAGATTACAACAAACAGTAGGTAATTTAATATCTATTGTTGGTGCTAATAGTAAATTTGGAAAAGGTATAGCAGCAGCTAATGCAATTAGAGATACATTTGCAGGTGCTAACAAAGCTTTTGCTCAAGGAGGTATTTTTGGTTTTGTACAAGGTGCAGCAATTATAGCTTCTGGATTGAAAAACGTAAAAACAATAATGGGAACTAAAGACCCAACACCTACTGGAGGAATAAGTCGAGGTGGTGGTGGTTCTGACCCATCAATATCTATACCATCTAGTACAGTAGATTCTATATCTCCACAATTTAATGTAGTTGGAGCAGCAGGTACAAATCAATTAGCTGATGTTATTGCAGGACAATCACAACAACCAACCAGAGCATACGTTGTTTCTAATGATGTCAGCACAGCGCAAGAGTTAGACAGAAATATTATAGAGGGAGCAAGTATAGGATAAACAAAATAATAAATTAATACGTTATACATATATGAGAATCGTTGAACTTATTTTAGGAGATGATGAGCTAACAGGTATAGAAGCTATATCAGTAGTAGAAAACCCAGCAATAGAAGAAGATTTTATAGCATTAAAAAGCGAGGAAATTAAACTCGCTGAAGTTGACAAAGAGAAACGTATCTTGATGGGAGCTTTGCTAATTCCAAACAAACCCATCTATCGTAAAAAAGGTGATGAGGAATATTACATTTATTTCTCTACGGACACAGTAGCAAAAGCATCACAGCTTTATTTAATGAATGGTAACCAATCCAAAGCGACATTAGAACACCAACACACCATTAACGGATTGACATTAGTAGAATCTTGGTTGGTGGAAGATGAGGTACACGATAAATCTCGTAAGTATGGGTTGAATGTTCCTGTTGGTACTTGGATGGGTGCTGTGAAAGTAAATAATAACGAAATATGGAACAACTTTGTAAAAACTGGCAAGGTCAAAGGGTTTTCAATAGAGGGTTATTTTGCAGATAAGATGGAAAGACCAAAAGAATCTGTAAATGACTTTGGTGAGTTAGAAGAAGCAGAAGCAAGTGAAATGTTATCTTATATACGTTCAATTATACACGAAGACAAAAGATTAAAAGATGGAAAAAGGAGAGAATTAGAATCATACAACGATTATCCATCTGGAGTAAAAAATAATGCTAAGAGAGGATTAGAACTTAATGAAAAAGTCAACAACAAATGTGCTACACAAGTTGGTAAGGTAAGAGCACAACAATTAGCACAAGGTAAACCAATATCTAAAGAAACTATAAAAAGAATGTATTCTTATTTAAGTAGAGCAGAAGAATATTACGATGAGGGAGACAGTAAAGCATGCGGAACTATATCTTATCTTTTATGGGGAGGAAAAGCCGCATTACGTTGGAGTGGTAGTAAATTAAAGGAATTAGAAGAATTAAAATTAACCTCTATGGTGGTTGATAAAGATTTTGCTATAATAGATGATAGATTAGCATATTCGACAAAAGAAAAAGCCTTAGAAATGGCTAATAATATAGGATGTGAGGGTATGCATGAACACGAACTAGACGGTAAAATTTGGTATATGCCATGTGAATTTCATATTAAAGAGGATATGAAAAAATGTCCAAAAGGATATAAAAAACAAAATGGTAAATGTGTAAAAAAATATGGCTAAAAAAATAGTTAGTAAATACATAAAATCTAAAAGAAAATCACATCCACATAGTAAAAATGCAAGTATAGGACAAACAGGATATAAAAAAAAATATAGAGGTCAAGGAAGATGAAACAATTTGAAACACCAAGTAAAACAAGTCCAAAAGGAGGACGTAGAGGATGTTTATGTAAAGATGAAACTTATTCAGTAAAATGCTGTAAAGGTAAAATAATAAACCAGGGCATTGGTAAAATATGAAAATGCAAATATAAATTTTAACACGTTATAGTAATATGAAATCAACAGAAATCTTAAATAAAATCAAAACTTTCTTAGGAGATGAGCAAATAGAGCAAGTAGAACAAGTTGAAGAAACTCAATTAGAATCTACTGAAGAATCTTCAGAGAAAGTCGAGTTAGCACAGGCTAAACTTGAAAATGGTACAGTATTAGAAGCAGAAGCTTTTGAAGCAGGAAATGAAATTTTTATCGTTACTGAAGATGATAAAGTAGCAGTACCTGTTGGCGAATATCTTATGGAAGATGGACAAATGCTAATAGTAGAAGAAGAAGGCATTATCGGAGATATTAAAGCTGTAGAAGCAGAAGAATCTGAGGAAGAAGTAGAAGCTAAAGAAGAAGAAATGGCTTATGTATCAAAAGAAGAATTTAATTCTGCCATTGATGAAATCAAAGGTATGATTAATGAACTAAAGGATAAAAAAGAAGAAATGGCACAAGTAGAAGAACAAGTTAAAGAAGAACTTAGTAAAACTCCTGCTGTCGAGCCAATTAATCATAATCCTGAAGTTAAAGAGAAATTTAAAGTAAGATTCGGTAATAATAGAAAAGAAACTACTTTAGATAGAGTAATGAAAAAATTAACCAATAATTAAAATTAAATAAAATGCCAAATCCAACAATTACAGGTAGCAGTTACAGTGGTGAATTCGCAGGTAAATATATTGCGGCAAGTTTACTTGCAGCAAAAACTTTAGATGATGCTGCTATTACTATACTACCAAATATTAAGTATAAAGCTGCTATGAAAGTGGGAGCTTTCTCTAACTTAGTAAGAAGTGCAGACTGTGACTTTGATTCATCAACATCGGGTCTAACACTTACTGAAAAAGTATTAACACCTGCTGAATTACAGGTAAATTTACAAATTTGCAAAAAAGAGCTTCATGCGGATTGGGAAGCCGCTCAGATGGGCTTTAGCGCCTTTGATAACCTCCCACCATTATTCTCTGATTTTGTTATCGCAAGAGTAGCTGCTGAGGTTGCAAGTGCAACGGAAACTTCTATTTGGAGTGGTGCATCAGGAGAGGGTAACTTCGATGGTTTCATCACACTAGCAAATGCAGGAGGTTCAGGAGTTGTTTCTGTAACAGCAGGAACAGTTACTTCAGCTAACGTAATCGCAGAGTTAGGTAAAATCGTTGATGCTATTCCATCAGGAGTTTACGGTGCTGATGACCTAGTTATTTATGTATCACAAAACATCTATAGAGCATACATTAGAGCTTTAGGTGGTTTCGGTGCATCAGGTTTAGGAGCTAACGGTTACGATAATAAAGGTAACAACCAATCATTAGATAACTTATTCTTTGATGGTGTGAGAATTTATCCATCTTCAGGTTTTGGAGATAACCAAGCTATCGCAGCAAGAAGTTCTAACTTATTCTTTGGAACCGGTCTTTTAAACGACAGAAATGAAGTAAAAGTCATTGATATGTCAGATATTGATGGTTCTCAAAACGTAAGAGTAGTAATGAGATATACAGCAGGATGCCAAATCGGAGTAGGTGCTGATGTAGTTCTTTACGACTAATTAACAATTAAATTAACATATAAAGGGTAGGTGGGTTTCTACCTGCCCTTTTTTAATACAATAAAATTATGGCTTGTTTATTAACTAAAGGTAGAGCTTTACCCTGTAAATCAGGAGTAGGTGGATTAAAGTCTGTTTACTTTACTGACTATGGTGGGTTAGGCACTATCACAATAGCCTCTAATGAAATAACAGGTATTTCTGGAACTCCTACGGTATATCAATTTGACATCAAAGGCAATTCTACTTTAGAAACTGTTGTTACTTCATCAAGAGAAAATGGTACTACATTTTACGAAAGTACATTAACACTTAACTTTACTTTCTTAGAAAAAGAAACACAAGCTGAGATACAATTACTTGCAGTAGCTAGACCACATATTTGGGTAGAGGACTATAACGGTAATTATTTCTTAGTAGGTAAAGTACACGGAGCAGAATTAACTTCTGGTAGTTTTTCAAGTGGAGCAGCAATGGGAGACCTTAGTGGTTACTCATTAACATTTGTTGCACAAGAGACTGCACCACCAGACTTTACTGCTGCTAGTGTTGTTACAGGTGCTAATCAAGGTACTAAAATAACACCTAACTAAAATTAATTTATTATATTTATAATAGTTTTCATTATTTTTTAGTTTAGTTTAAAAGAAAGGGGAGTATTAACTCCTCTTTTTTTATACACAAAATTAAAACTTATTACGTTATATAAGTATGATACACTTAACGACATCTGCATCAGCTCAGACATTAAAAATAATCCCAAGAAGTTATGCAAGTTCTGTAAGTATGATACTAAGAGACGATTCAACAAACACCTCAACAACATACTCAGTAAGCACAACGACAGATAAAAATTATTTAGTGTTATCACAAGCATTAAATCCTATACTTGTAGAGAGTAGATTTTATGACTTAACTATAAAAGAAGGAAGTAATGTAATATATAAAGACAAAATTTTCTGTACTGACCAAACAATATCCTCTTATTCGGTTAATGATGGGGAATATACAATACCAACAGGAAATGATGTCCATGATAATGATTATATTGTAATATGAAAAATAAATCAGATTTAAGCATTGTAAATTTAAGTACTTATACATCTCCAATTGTTAAGGAAATAAAAGGTAAGGATTTTATAGAATATGGAGAAGATAATAATTATTTCCAATATCTTATTGATAGATATAATGGAAGTGCTACTAATAATGCTATTATAAATGGTGTTAGTGAAATGATTTACGGTAAGGGATTAGATGCAACAGATTCCAATAAAAAACCAAATGAATATGCTCAAATGATGAGCTTATTTAATAAAGACTGCACAAGAAAATTATGCTATGATTTAAAACTTATGGGTCAATGTGCTGTACAAGTCATTTACTCAAAAGACAGAAGCAAGATTGTTCAATTAGAACATATGCCAATTGAAACACTAAGAGCTGAAAAATGTAATGAAAAAGGAGAAATACAAGGATATTATTATTTTAGTGATTGGTCTAAATATAAAAGAGGAAACGAATTAAAAAGAATACCTGCATTTGGAACTTCTAAAGAGGGACTAGAAATTATGTACATAAAGCCTTATAGAGCAGGGTTTAAGTATTATAGTCCAGTAGATTGGCAAGGGGGAAGTCAATATGCAGAACTAGAGGAGGAAATATCTAACTTCCATTTAAATAACATACTTAACGGTCTTGCACCTAGTATGTTAATCAACTTCAACAATGGAACTCCAGACCCCGAACAAAGAGAAATGATAGAAAGACGTATCTACGAAAAATTTAGTGGTTCTAGTAATGCAGGTAAATTTATTTTAGCATTTAACGATAATCCTGAAACAGCAGCAAGTATTGAACCTGTTCAGTTAAGTGATGCTCATCAACAATACCAATTTTTATCAGAAGAAAGTTCTAAAAAAATTATGGTAGCTCACAGGGTAGTAAGTCCCATGTTATTTGGTATTAAAGATAGCACAGGATTAGGAAATAATGCAGATGAATTAAAAACAGCATCTATTTTATTTGATAACTTAGTAATTAAAGGCTTTCAAAACCTTTTAATTGACCACTTTGACCAAATACTCGCTTATAACGATATATCGCTTAATTTATACTTTAAAACACTTCAGCCACTTGAATTTACAGATTTAGATAATGTAGTAGATGAAGAAACTCGAGAAGAAGAAACAGGAGTTAAATTAAGCAAGGAATCTAACAAATTATTAGATGAATTTATATCTAAAGGTCAAATCGAAGAAGAATTATTAGAAAAGTACGATTTGATTGATAAAATGGATGTCAATTATGATTTAGAAGATGAGCTTGACCAAAAAATAGATGAATTAAATAATGAAGTAAAGTTAGCAAGAGTAGGTAAAGCTACACCTTATAAAGAAAGTAAGCAAGATGGAAAAAGTAAAAAAGAGGGAAAAGAAGATATTACATATTTAGTTAGATACATGTATACTGCTTATTCAGGTGGTTATCAAACTAGAGCTGGTAGGTCTAGAGAGTTTTGTGTTAAAATGATGAATGCTAACAAAGTTTACCGTAAAGAAGATATTATTGCAATGAAAAATGTAGCAGTTAACCCTGGTTTTGGTCCAAATGGTGCTGATACATATTCAATTTGGCTATACAAAGGTGGTGCTAGATGTTCGCATAGATGGACTAGGAAAATATATGCAAAAAAAGATGGAGAAAAAAGTTTAGGAAATACTATTAGCACAACTAAAGCTAAAAGTGATGGTTTTACACCGAAATCCAATCCTAACAAAGTATCTATTGCACCTAGAAATATGGCAAACAAAGGCTATACTGCTGCATATTGGAATAAAATGGGATTTAAGAATTAATTATGGCAACAGCATTATTTATATCAAGAACAGATTTAGTTAAAAATAGTATTATTGATGGCAATGTAGATACAGACAAGTTCATCCAATTTATAAAGCTAGCACAAGAAATAGAAATAAGAAACTATTTAGGAACTAAATTATATGATAAATTACAGGCTGATATAGCAGGTTCTGGAGTAACTGGTAATTATCAAATTTTACTTAATAAATATATACAACCCATGTTACTTTGGTATGCACAAGCTGAATATATCCCATTTGCTGCTTATTCTATTAAACAGAATGGAATATTTAAAGGAAATTCAGAAAACGCAGAATCTGTAGTGAAAGAAGAAGTAGATTATTTAGCAGGAAAAGCAAGAGACAAAGCAGAATATTATACACAAAGGTTTTTAGATTACATAATTAATAATAGTAATTTATTTCCTGAGTATAATGACAATCAGGGTGGCGATGTTTATCCTGATAGCGATGGATTATTTAACGGATGGGTATTGTGAGATACAAACCAAAAGAAAAAAATATAATAAAATTAAAAGAGTATTTAAATGGCAAATACGATAAATTGGGGAAAATCATACAGCTACAGTTATTGGGGGAACGCAACAACAACCAATAGTTGGGGAGATGATTATATAGTAGAGTACTTGACTTCTGATTTAAGGAGAAGAGTGCAGATATACGAGAACAACACAATGACCATACAACTATTAGAGAATATACAATGAGTTTACTACAAAAAGCATCCATAATAACCACACCTACAGCTTATGCTGAGGACTACTTATATTCTATAAAACCTGCTTATGCTTTAGGCTCAGAGCTTGTTACTAATGGTACGTTTGATAATAATCTTAATAATTGGAATCTTGCAGCAGGTGGACAAACTATTGTGTGGGAAAATGGAAAAGTAAGACTAACTACTGATGGTACTTTTGCTTCCTTACAACAAAGCATAACAACTGTAGTAGGTCAAGTATATAGAGCAAGAGTAGATATAGATGTAACAAGTGGAACTAATTTAGCTCTTAATATTGGTGGCACACAAGTTTTTGGAAATGGTCAACAAACCTTAGAAATGTTTTTTACAGCAACAGCAACATCTACACAATTTCAATTAAAAAGATATTCAGGTGCTGTTAGTGGCACATTTGATAATGCAAGTTTTATAGGGATAACAGAAGCCGACTTTGACTTTGACAGAAACTCAACAGGAACAAGAGTCAATGAAGATTATCTTATAGAAGATGTGCCTTATAATTTATTTAATTATTCAGAACAATTAGATAATGCATATTGGGTTTCAAATGGTGGTACAAGAACTGCTAATCAAGTTATAGCACCTGATGGTACTTTAACTGCTGACAAGTTTTTATTCAATGCTTACGCAAGTGGTGTTTATACTTCTGCTTTTCCTGCGGGAACTTATACAATGTCTATTTTTATTAAGCCTGAAAGTGGAGATGGTTTAATTAGAGTTGGTATGGGGTTAAACAATAGTCAATTAAATACTACAAATTTATCCATAACAAATCAAGGAACAGGTGTTGGTAGAATATCCTCTGCTGCTAATGGTTTTTATAGATTTGTTATTACATTTACTACTACATCCTCAACTGCTGCAAACATTTACAACTTAAACACTAATACAGTTATTGCTTATATATGGGGTGTTCAAATAGTAAAAGGCGACCAACCAAAAGACTATCTAAAAACAACAGACAGATTAGACATACCAAGAATAGATTACACAAACGGAGAGCCGAGTATCTTGCTTGA